ACATCGTCGTCGCTCATCACCTGCAGCGCGACCTCGGCGGTGTACTGCGCCAGATCGCTGAACACCGCATCCAGGTCGTCGCGCATGTAGCCCTGCCGCGACTGCGTGCCCTGCTGCTGGATCTCCGCCTCGCCCAGCGTCTTGGCGGTATGGATCGAGGACGACAGCGCCTCCTGGATGCCCCAAATCATTTCGAGCTCGGCACGGATCGCGGCGGTGTCGTAGAGCGCCATGTCGACCGCCGGGTACTGGATCGGCGCCAGCGCCTTGCTGATGTCTTCACCAGGCCGGATCGGCTTGAGCCCGATCATTTCGCCGGTGTCGCCAGCTTCCAGCTTGGCGATCTCATCCTTCGAGTAGTTGGTCGCATCGAATCCGGTCTTGGGGATCGCGCGTCGGCGGTGCTTGCGGTACGCGGTGCGCACCGAGTCGTACTCATCGAACAGGCTTTCCGAGCGGGTGATCAGCGAGCGCGGATGGCGCTCACCGTCCACGCCGCCAATCTGGAACTGGAAGAACGGATAGAACCGCGTCGTCGCCGGGGTCGGGTTGAACGGCTCCTTGGCATAGCAGTCGGTGCCGTCGAAGAACGCGATCACGTTGGACGCCTCGCGGTTCCACACCTCGCGCAGACACACGTAGCACTCGCCTTGCGCCATCGTTCCGCCGTTGATCTCGCCGCCCTGGCGGTAGGTGTCGGCCTCGCTGGCATCGGCATCGCTGGCCTGCGCACCGCTCTCGCCTTCCTTGGTCGTGTCGCGTGGCTTCTGCGGGTAGTACGGCGTGGCCGACTTGAGCTTTTCCTTGAGCGCCGGGTAATCCTGCTGCGCCTCACACAGCGGCATGAAAATCTGCTGCGCAATCCACGGCGCATCGAGGTATGAAGCCATGTCACGGCAGTCCGGCGACACCTGGATGTCCTCGGCGGCGACGAAGTCGATCGCGAAGCCGCGCGCGATCATCACCTCGACCTTGCCCTCCAGCGCCGCGGCCTGCTGCTCAAGCTCGGCCTTGTTGGCATCGTCGTCGCCCTCGCCCGCATCGATCTCGCGCTTCAGGTTGGCCATGCGCGCCAGCGTTTCGTGCAGGTCATCGATCTGGCGCTGGATCTCCGGGTCGCGCCCCATGCGCTCCAGCCAGACGCCCTTGAGCCAGCCAAGGCCGACCGTCAGCGCCGAACCCACCAGAGGCTTGGCGTGATCCTTGAGCTTGCCCTTCTTCCACAGGCTGGCCACCACCAGCTCCAGCGTCGCGCTCAGCTGCTTGGCGTCGTCGCGCAGCTGCTGGTACGGCTTGAGGATGTCGGCCGCCTTCTGCTGGATCAGGCTGTCGTCGTCGGTGCCGGTCATGGTCGGCGGCGTGCGCAGCTGGGTCTCGGGCATCGGTGCGCCCGGCAGGCCCGGTGCGGCGCCCGGCATCGGTGGCACGCCCGGTGCTGGCCCGCCCGGCAAGGCAGCCGATGGCGGCTGGCCGCCCACGGTGCCTAGAAGGTGCGCAATCGCGGCCGGCAGGCCGGCGCTCGGTGCTGCTGGCGTCTGCCCGGCTTGGAGCTTGGCGGCCACCATCGCCATGATCTCCTTCTGCGGCGGCGGGTCGGTCAGGCCGGACGGCGTCACGTCCACGTCGGGATCGCGGGCGTACAGGAACGAGCGCATCACGTCGATGTAGCTCTGTGCGATTGGCACGCGCACCTCGGCATAGGTGCGGTCGCCGCGGGCATAGCGCCGGTCGAGCGCGTAGCGCTTGCGGGCGTTCTTGTCGAACTCGCGGCCCTGCTTGATCCGCTCGGCCCAGCGCTTCACGTCGGCCATTTCGCGCGCCGTCGCGTTCGCATCCTTGCCGTTGGCCTCGGCGTTGGCCGTGCTGACGCCCTGATCGAAGGGCTGCATTGTTTCGGTGCTCATGTGCGGTCCTTCAGGAGAAATAGGATTTCTTGCGGCGCTGCTCCATCGCATCGTCGCGGTCCAGCGATTCGATGTGACGGCGGGAGAAGGGCTGGATCGGCTCGGGGTCGTCGTCGTGCGGGTCGGGCTCGCCATCCATCAGCACGTCGAGCGCGCGGCCGATCAGGCTGCAGCAGTCGACCATGTCGTCAAAGCGCCCGGCCGGGAACGCGATCAGCTGGTCGATCAGTGCATCGCCGAACGCGCCCGCCTTTACATGCACGGTGCCGGCGCTGACCCTGGCCGCGAAGCCACGCACGCGGGCCACCTTGTTGCCCACGCTGGGCAGCAGCTGGCGCGCGGCATAGAGTTGCTTGCGGCGCATGGCCGTCTTGATCGCCGGGCCGATCGAGCTTTCAATCGGTCCTTTCTCGCCGAGCCAGAGCTGCGGCTTGTACTGGCGGATCAGGTTCAGCGCAGCGTTGATGCCCTTGTCGGTCTCCACCTGCTCGTTGAAGCCGTCCTCGATCCACAGGTCGCCGACCTTGTCGACACCAAACGGGATGTGTGCGGTGAAGTCGCCAGTGTCTTCCTTGGTCGCCAGATCGCTAGTCAGGTAGTAGCGGTGCCCGTCCGGCGTGACCGCGTAGCGCAGGAAGTCTTCGCGCTTGAAGTAGATGCCGTCCTCGGGCACCGGCTGCTGCTGGTACAGGCTCGACCAGGTGCGCGCCTTGGCCTTGTACATCTGCCAGTGGCGCTCGCTGAACCACTCGGGCCACAGGTATTCACCGACCTTGCGGCCAAGCGGATCGTCCACGCGATCGCACTGCGCCGGAATGCTCAGCACGTCCCAGGTCTGGCCGTCGCGGCAGGCGATCGGGCCGCTGGCGCCGTTGTAGTCCTCGGGCAGGATGCCGCCCACCAGATCATCCTGGTGCCAGCGGGTGACGATGATCACAATCGACGCCTTCGGCTTGAGGCGGGTCAGAAAGTCATCGTCATAGGCCGCGCGCGTCTTGCGCCGGATCGTCTCGCTTTCCGCTTCCTCGCGACCGGCCACCGGATCATCGATGATGCCCAGGTCGCACCGGCTGGAGGTCAGGCCGCCCATCAGGCCGGCGGCGAACATGCCCGATCCGTTGGTCAGCTCCCACTCGTCCGCGGCATTGGAGCCGCCGACCAGTGTGGTGCGCGTGGGCCAGATGCTGGCGAACTCGGGACTGGCCACGATCTGCCGCGCGCGCTTGCTGTGCCGGATGATCGGTGTCGAGGCGTAGCTGGTCATCAGCACACGCAAGCCGGGGAACGCGCCCATCGCCCAGGTCGTGCCGACCACGCTGGCGTAGGTGCTCTTGGCAGAGCCCGGCGGCGCGAAGATCATCAGCCGGCCGTAGTCGGTGCGGATGCACTTCTCGATAGCCGCCATGATCACGCGATGGTGATCGGCCACGGCCGACTCGATCGGCTGGAATAGCCACTCGTCAGGCTCGTCGCTGATCGGCGCACCGGGAATGCTGATCGCCTGGCTGTACTCGACCAGCGACTGCCGCGCACGCTGACGGCGCAACAGCTCGCGTGCCGCGGCCTGCGGGCTGTGGCCACCATCAGCCATCGGTGGCGTCGCTCTTGAGCCCGCGTGCAGCGATGGCCAGCAGCTGCGCCTCGCTCATGTGCGTGACCGGCTGGAATAGCGGATTGTCCTTGTCGCCGGCGAGGATCTGGCGGTCGCCGTAGCGGCGTGGATCCCACTTGGCCAGCAGCTTGAGGCGGGTTTCCACGCGCAGCCTGGATCGGCTGATGTGGTCGTGGTCGACCGCTATCTTGCCGTCGCCATCCTTGACGTAATCGCGGCGCCCATCGTCGGCGATAGCCAGGGCATCAGCGGCGATGACATCGTGCCCCATGTCGCGCGCCTCATCGAACTGCGCCGCGATCTCCGGGTCGTTCTCACGCCACAGGTTGACCGTGCGCACCTTCATGCCCACGGCTTTGCAGGCCACCGTCATCGGCACGCCCTGCGCCAGCTGATCGCAGATCGCCGGCACCAGTGTCGCGCGGTCGTAAAGCTCAACGCCCATCACCGTTCCACCGGTAGAGCATGAACAGGCCAAGCCGGATCGCGGCGGCCATTGCCGTGTGATGCAGAACCTTCATGGCGTGGTTTCCCGTGGAACGAAATGGAAGTCGAGGTCGTCAACGATGTATTCGATGGTCGGGAAGCTGACCCGTGGGCCTGAGCCATACAGGCAGATGTTCCAATCGCTATGCGCAGCCACCAGGGCCAGCGTGGTGTTGGAGCACTCGGCCAGCACGTACACCGCGCCATCGTCCCCGCCGAGCAGGTAGCTGCCGGCCTGGCTGCAATTGCGGTTGGAGCGCACGCGCTTGAGGATCGTTGCAGCCAGCTCATCGTTGTTGCCTGCGGGCAGGTAGTGGCCGATCGGTTCCATAGCGACAGCAAAGCGCCGAAACGGGCTCGCCATCGGCCGCTTGTAGGGGCCACGTATAGCGCGGCGCTTGGGACGGTCAATGGTTGCCATGCTTCGCAGCTCCATGCAGAGACAGGTCAAAGAAGCCGCCACCAAGCCGCATCAACGCGCTTGGTCTGGCGTTCGGAGTTACGACGGCGCGAGTCGACATCGGCCTGCTTGCGCATCCGGTCTGCGTCGAGCCACCGTCGCACCGGCTCGCGGGCTGGTGCGGGCAGATCGTCAATGCGTGCCTGCCAACGCGCCGGGTTCGGCTCGGAGTCGGCGATGGCAATGGCGTGAGCCAGGTGCAGGGTCGGCTCGCTCATGCGAACGGCTCCAGTCCCTCGTACAGCGCACGCATGGCCAGCTGATCGATCAGGCTGGGTGCCTTGCTGATCCGCCGATAGAACGTGCCGTTGGCCAGCCCCAGCTCGCGCTTGGCATCGGCATGGGTGTAGACGCTTTCGTCCATCCACCGCTGCCAATCTGGATGCACAACGGGAGCTTTCGCTTCTCTTTTTTCCCCAATACGTACTAGCTCGATCATGCGATCAGACTCGGTTGGTGATGCTTGCAGTGATGCCGCGCCATCGGGTGCCAGGCGCCAATACCCTCGGAGCAGCCGCCCATGCCGGCTGCCGGGTTGATGGTGTCGGTCACGAAATGCCGGCAGGTTTCGCAGGTAGGCGCTGGGTTGGTCACGGGCAGGCGGTCAGTCAATGCCGCGCCGGGACGTTGCGCGTATCACCCGCTTGCACGCGGAGTTCCAGCCGCGCGTCATTCACATCCTTCCAAGCCTCGGAAAGTCGCTTCCCCAGCGCCTCGAGCTTGTCCTCGTGGGCTTGCAGCTCAGCCTCGCAAGCGCCGAGCTTGGCAAGAGCTACGCGAAGCTGAGCCGCCGCCACATCCAGCGGGCTACCGTTTCCCGATGGCTCCGCGAGGAACTCGCCCTTGGTTCCCTGCTCGATCACTTGGTCGCTCATCGTGCTGCACTCCTGTGGTGCCGGCGCGGCCGGCGGGTTGGTGTTGGCGTTGGCGTCGTGGATTTGGGTGCGGGGCTGCATGGTCAGCCGCGCCCTTTTGGCGGCGGTATCAGCCGGCGTTCGACGAGCACGTTGTAGGCGTCGCGGTAGCGGTAAGCGGTCGCGCGGCTCACATCGAAACGCTGCCTGATTAGCTCTGGCGTTGGGTAATCGCGTAGTTCGCTCGCCCATGCCAGGAACACGAGAGACCATTCCATCTGGCCCAGGATTCCGATGGAGCACCTTGGAAGGGATCCGGGCATCAGCGCTGCCCCAACCCGATCGACGCCACCTTCACCTCGTCGCGACTACCGTTCGCGTCAGGCTCCATCCGCTCGGCCGCGATTTTTCGGACCCACGAATCAGGCTTGGCCGGCAGCATCAGTGGCCTCCTTCGCCCGGCGGCAATCGGCGCAGATCCAGCTTGCGGACATGGGACGGCTGTCTGGCGGCTTGATCTGATTGCAGCTTCTGCACTTCCGCTTGAATCGGTAGCGACAGATAACTCCAGGCGGCCGCCGTTTTGCGCGGTCTATCTCCATCTGGATCGCATAGCTGCCGAATTTGTCGAACATGACGGACGAGCCATTGCCTTTCCTATGCATGCGGTCCTCCCGTGATCCTGATCCGCACTTCCCCGCCCTTGCGCACCTCGTCCCTCACCCACGGGTGCGGCACAAAGCGGCGGTCATCCACGCCCAGCGCATCGGCGATGCCGTCCAGCGCAGACTTGAGGCTCGACAGCAGGCCATCAGCGTCACGGCGGCGGCGGTCGGTCGGGTAACCATCGATCCAGACGTGCAGCGGGCCATCTGGCAGCGCTGCCAGCGCCTCGGCGGTGCATGCCTGACGGGTGAGCGCCCATGCAGCATGCCGGGCTGACTTCGCAGCCTTGGAGCGCTTCGACCAGTGGCCGCGGCTGTTCGGGTGCAAGTCACGGCTCGGCCAGGGCAGCACCAGCTCGATCGGCTCATGCGCGCGCGTGATGTTGGCAGTCACGCCGCCAACCTCCGAGCCGGCCGTCCCGTTCTCCCACCGCTTCGGCTCGGGTTTCTCGGCAGGCAATGCACCTCACCCTGGGCGCGCAGATCCGCGGTGTGGCGACGAATGGCGCTCTTGCTGCAGGCCAGTGCACGGGCCAGCTCGGTCACGGTCATGGGTGCCAGTTGCAGGGCGCTGCGGATGCGATCGGCGAGGTTCACGGGTTGAGTCCAAGCTTGATGGCGATCTCGCCGATAGCCTTGGCGCCAGCACTGCCAGCACTGCGCGCGTTGGCGTTTTCCAGCCGCGGCTCGCGGTGTACGGGCGTGTCGATCCGCGGTATCGCCTCCAGGAACTCGGCCGGTGACGGCCAGCGGCGGCAGCGTCCGGCGAGGTTGAGGAACGCCTCCACCATCCGCGGCTCGTCGCGCTGCTGCTCGAAGCTGCGGCGGTGCGTGATCGTCTCGTGCCAAGCCAGCAGCGTGCCGGTGATCACGTCAGCGGACGGCTGGCCGTCGAGGCTCAGGCAAAGCAGTTTCTGCAGCCCGGTCTTGAGAATCGGGAGAATCCAATCGGGTGCGTTGCTGGTGCTGGACATGGGCGACGGCCTGGTCGAGGTTGTTCATGGCGAGAAGGGTGCGGGACTGCGATGGGCTGGCCTGGAGCTGGCGCAGTCCGGGTGGCCGGTTGGGCGTGACGGGCTTGGCGCCCTCGGCGTGGCGGCTGCGTGCCGTGGCGATGGCCCATGCGAACGGGTTCGCCGCGTCCGGGTGTTCGCGGTAGGTGTCGACCAGCGCTTCGGGCGTGACACCCTCGGCCAGCGCAGCGATCAGCTCGGGGCGGCTCGGGTTGACCCGAGTGCAGCCGGCTTGGCGAAGCAGCAAGCACGCGCGCCCTGCCTCGGTTCCGTTCGGGACGCTCGCGGGTAAATCTGGAGAAGGCGTGCGGGCGTGCAAGAGCTTTTGATCTTGCTCTTGATCTATATGGCTATGGTTAGGGTTACGGTTGGGTTTGCGAACTGAAACCGAATCGGTTTCGTGTTCGGTTACCGAATCGGTTATTCCTTCGGCAGCCGGTTCGCTTTTCCTTGGCCTACCGCCTCGCTTACCGATCTCACGGTTGACGGTTCGCTGGTGTTCGCTCTTTCGGATCTCCTCCAGCGCACGGACGTTGACCAGGCCGGCATCGGTGAGCGTCCAGAACTTCGCCGCAATCGCGTCGATCGCATCACGCTCAGCCTTCGATTCCGCGCGCAGCAGGCGGTGCAGATCGCGGCCAGTCGGCAGGGGCTGCTCGGTGGCATAGAGGTACTGCAGCATCAGCATGTACGCGCCATGCTCGGCCAGCGTCAGCGTCCCGGTGTCGCGCTGGTAGTCGCCGATGTAGAGCTTGAAGAAGTTCACGCGGCCACCTGCTGCTGCGTGCTGTCGAGGCTCAGCCCTCGCGCCTCGGCATAGGCGGCGATGAACTGCGCGGCTTGCGCGGGGACGATCGCGTTGCCGTAGGCGCGCAGTCGCACCACGCGACCGGGTATCCCATGAGCCAGCGGCTGTGAGCCGGGTTCAACTGGCCGCCACTTTCCATCCGTGCATCCGAGCCAGTCAGCATCTGCCCACTGGCCGTTAGTCGGGCCGGGCCGTTGCACAGATGCACCGCTATATCCGCCACGCTTATCTGCGGGTCCGTCGGCTTGCGCCCGCTGGTGATCGGCGGCCGCGGCTTGGCATCGATTACCGCACTGTTCGGGGTTGGCCAACCGCAAAACGCCTGAGCCTGCATGTTCAGATCGGACATCGAAATCCCCATCGATGCACCGCGCTCCACTGACTTGCGCTTGCGATCGAGAAACGCTTCCGGCGTTCCATTCGCATGCTGCGCTAGCGGCGTGCCCCACCCCGCCAGCCAAGCCGTGCGCCCCAGCAAGGCGTTGATCGGCACGTTCGGGCAGAACGCCCCATCCTTCCAGTCGCGAGTGGTCGGCGTCGGCCACCCAGTACGTGCGGTCGCGGATGTGCGGGGCGCCGACGCCCGCAGCCGGGAACGCGACACCTGCGAAGGCGTAACCCATGCCTTCCATGTCAGCGTGTACAAGGTCGATCCAAGGGTCGACAGCCTTGCTCGCAACCTGCTCTCCAAAGATGACTGGAGGCCGACACTGCGCGATGAGGTGCTGCCAGGTGGGCCAAAGATGCCGCCCGTCTGCAAACCCAGCGCCTTTACCTGCCGCGCTGAAAGGTTGGCAAGGGCAGCTGCCAGTCCAGACGGATCGACCAGACGGCCATCCGGCAAGAGCC